TTCTGGTCAGCTAGTGCAGGTCTGATAATGGTCTCCCATACCTCTGACTTCATAGAGCCGTACTCATCCATCACAACAAACTTAAGAGATACTCCTCGCATTGTCTCAGGTCTGTCAGCACCCTTCAATGATATGGTTGTACCATTAATGAGCTTAATCTGTAAATTATTAATATGACTAGACTCTACTACTGGATGACCCAGATCAAGCAGAGTAGACCACATTACATCCCTGGCCTGACTTTGAGTGTTGGCTATATACCACACATGTCCTTTTTCTGTTTGAAGAGCATTAACAATTAATAACCATGCTGCTAACCTGGATTTACCAGTTCTTCTACCAGCTACAACAACTTTGAATCTGGTAGGGTCATTCCATACCTTTTGTTGCCATGATAATAACTTAACATCAAGTTCCATCAGAATCCTCTATTACCACTGGTGTTGGTTCTGCTACTGATGATATGTTAATAGTTATTCCTTTATTTAGTTGCTTATCCTTTTCAAATATAGAAACTGGTAATGCACGATCTATTAATAATTTTAGTGCTGCCATCTGATGGGGATGCTCATCAGTCATAGCAATGTCAATTGTCTTTTTGAGAACCCTATCACCATTCGTAATTAGCATCCTAGCCATTAGTTCTCTGATTTTTTGAGTTTCTTCTCGTTTTGAGACAAGAGAACTCTTTTTTCTCTTTGTCTTGAGAGCTACATACTCCATCTCTTTCTTTGAGGGTCTACCAGGTCTTCTTTTTACTTTTGTTCCTACTGGAGTAAGCTGTTTGGCTTTGGTAGCGTATGTTCTCTTCTTCTCTGGTTCTATTGAGCTTTGAGTAGAATCCTCTAACTCAGTCTCAATGTTCTGAGAGTGTTCGATATCCATTGATTTCCCTATATTACTCATTATATAGATCAATATAGCTATAATGTTCGTAGTAAGTATAATAAATAATTATTAATAATTAATTACTATGAACCTAAATGTCCAGTATGACTATATAGACTCTTTCTTCAAAAGCATAATTCTAGCATATTTTTTCTTATTTGTCAACTACTTTTTTTAGTGTCTGTGTGGGTTCAGCATAAATACAACACCTCAGCCACCCCCTCCCCCCATGTCGATCGTGTTGGCATGATTCTTGCTATAGCAATTTCTGTGCCAATATAACCACTCAAACACCAGGGACATTATGGCATGATAATTGCTTGTGACTACACAATAACCCTACAGTAAATAGTAGTTTACCTGGAAAGTTGGCATGGTTCTTGCATGCGGTCGCGTGTGTTTCTATGTTGCACCACAACGTAGCATTATGCACAATCTCGGTGCATCTAATACTTTAGTATATTATACTTAGGTATCAAGTAGTTATCATAGTTTAAAACTATCAAATTAAAACAATTAATAGAAAAATAATATTGGACATTTTGGGAATTAATAACGATACTATATAGACAAACATTTAAACGCTGAGGAGATATTTAATGGAAACAACACAAGCAATTATTTTTTTAATAGTCTTTAGTTTTACTGGTGGCGTATGTTTGATTGCGTTAGACTATATATTACAACTCATTTGGAATGGAGATTAAGCAATGGTTAAATTTGACACTAGGGAACAATGGTTAAATGGAGCGGTTAAAGAATTAGAGCCGGAATTAATAAAGCAAGCTAATTTGTTAGCCGGAAAATATACACACTTTCATAAAGAGTTACCCTCAGTCAAGGTATCAGTTACTCAACCCACTAGAGGCAAGGCTATTGGTACATGTTGGAGTGATAAAGCAAGCAGTGAGGGATATTATGAAATATTTATATCAGCAACGGAAGACGATCCAATGAGAGTGCTTGACATTCTCACGCATGAATTATGCCACGCTGTGGATAGATTAATCAGTAAGCATGGCACGCCGTTTAAACGTCTAGCCTATGCAATGGGGTTGACTGGCAAGCCAACGGCAACAGTAGCTAGCGACGAATTCAAAGAGAAATACAAGCCCATCATTGAGTCAAAGCTAGGCGATTATCCTCACGCTAAAATGAATCTTAGTAGTGCGAAGAAGAAACAACCAGTCAGAAACCATAAAGTGTCTTGTACTGGTTGTAGTAATAGTTTTAGACAGTCTGCTACACTTATTAAGTCTTCATTAGTAGCTAATGCCTATAAAGGCTTAGAATGTGTAAGCATTTGTCCAATTTGTGATAGTGAGATGAAAGCTCCATCTTATCTAAAATAATAGTTGACATATCGAGGGCTTTTCTATAAAGTCCTCTATTATGTTAACTTTGAAAGGGGTAATATTATGAGTTATGACGTACATTTTTTCGATAAAAACAATGAACCAATTACAGAACAATGGGTTTTTACTAGCAGAACATCTAAAGAAAAAGAACTAGTCCCATTTAATCTAAACTATACATCTAATACCAGACTATTTTTCTGCTTTGGTTTTAACACTACTGATGGGTTACACTGTTTAAACGGTCTACCGGCTAGTGAAGTAGTAAAGAAAACAACCAAATTTATCAATAAATTTCATAATCAAGATGTTGAAGTTTTAGAAGATATCTTTGAAAAAGTAAATAATAATGCATGGGGAGATATCCATTCCGCATCACAATTTATCTACGATATCAGAGAAGTAGCAAAAAACAACCCTCATTCAACTTGCTTTGTTAGTTGTTAGGGTGTATTATCAAATTAATAGGAGCTAAACATGGAAAACTATTTTAACAAGGAAGAAATTGAACAGCATTTTAAAGACTTCTGGTCTGAAAATTCTAGTATGGCAAATGACTACAACGACCTTAACGAATTAGCCTGTGATGTACACCATGAATGTTTTAATACTGATTATTACATTATTGGTACTTATCAAGCTAAACAATGGCTAGGTGATAACGCATTCGACGCTATCGAGATTATAAAAAACTACGAACAAAATAATTTCGGAGAAGTCTCTACAGATTTAAGTGACCCTGAAAAAGTTGTAAACATGTACACTTTTATCGTAGGCGAGGAAGTAGTACACAAGTTTTTTGATTCTTTTACTAGCATTGATGAAGTTCAACAAAGTTCGCCACTTGGCACGAAAGTATTAAACGAGTCTGGAACAGCAAAACTTCGGGAAGCAATTAATAAAGCAGAAAAATTATTAGCTGATTAAACTAAACAAAGGAGCATGAACAATGAGTAAGTTTTTAAAGTGTTTATTTTATGTAGTGTTGGGGGTAATATTCTTGTCGCCCTCAATACAATTTTAATTTATAAGGAGCATTAAAAATGGAAATATGTGTGGAATGTAAAAGAGATACCTCGGCTGGCAGCGGTCTATTT